ATTTGATTTGCGATGGATTTTATGATGAGGATCGGAGTGAATCTGCTATGATTTCGGACATCCCGCGTAATGTGGGTTTTAAGTTCTTTGAAAATTAGGGATATGAGATATGTGGATTTCAATGCCTGCGCAGCGGCTTAGTAGTTGCGACATCTTTGAAAGACAGCGCCTTGCCGTCGGCTGTTCGGCCACGCCAAGCACTTCTCCTGCCAGCTCAGTTTTTCGGGATCGCCAAGTAGATGTTCGCTTCCCGCAGTGATTTCTCGATTCGATCTACCTCGGCTATAATATCGGGATTTCCGGTAAGAGAACGCAGCATGTCGCACGCAAGTCGAGCCGCACCCAGCGGTCCGTAGAGCTGGTGGCGAATCTGCCGGCCACCATCGAAAGACTGCTCGACCAGACGATTCACCGCCTTGCTGTAATTTCTTCGGCGGCCGCCGTTTTCCATCGCGTGCGCGGTGGCAAACTCGACAACTTTTTTGTCGGTACTCGCGTCCATGCGAATGCTGCGTTTCGGCATCTTTGCCCATTATACCAATAATCACCTATGCCGGGTGGGACAATTGTCCTACTCATTTTCGGAAATCGTCGGAAAAATAAGAGCAATCTCTTCCATTGCAATAATGGTGTCATAGCCTGTCCATCGGCGGCCGACAGGGCATCTCCAGCAGCACCGCTGGTCTTTCGGCTCCCGTTCCTCTGTCCAGGATCACATGGCCACCAATGCGCCTTCAGGTGTCACAGTTCAGAAATTCGTCTCTCAAAAAGCCGCTGTCCAAAAAGCCGGTAAAACGAACCACTCTCGTCGAACGAACCGCCAAGCGAAGCAGCCGCGGCACGATCGGAGAAACCACCAGCGGATAAGGGACACGGAATGCTCCTCTCGGTGGGCGGACGACATCATCCACTGGCACGATGTCGATTATCTGGGCAATCGCACGGGATCCGGCACACTGAAGATCGCTTGTCGAGGCACACCCAAGCATCCGTGCGGCCGGCTGGTGCCCCCGCAGGACGTGGTTGATGCTGCGCGGTTGCCAGACGGTGTCCTCGGTCCGCCATCTCCGCCGGTGTGGCTCTGTACTGACTGTCGGACCATTGCCCGGCAGGAACGACAACAGCAGGAGGATGACACGCTGATCCGCGGCATACGCCTGGAGCGGGTAGGGCGGTGGCATGACGGGGCCGAGCACGTTGCCGTGCCGTTTGCGGATCTCATCGATGAGGACTCGTCGCCAAGCCGACCGGTGCTGGACCTGATGGCCGAGGAGAGGGAAACGCTGCGGGAACTGCCATTGCCCACCGAAGACGATGAGGAGCTGGCCCGTGCCGTCGCTGTGTACTCTGAAACCGGGAATCTGGTGGACTTTGCCCGCATGTCAGGCGAAGAGGCGATTGCGGCCGACCAACGACGGCGATATCGCGCTGAAAAACGGGTCGTTGTTTGACGCGGGACGGAGATTGTCCACGGATGTTGACCCTGCGAAATTCGGAAAATAACCGCGAAGGGTTGTAGAAATTGCCTACGTAGTATAGGGACATAGTTTCGCACAAGTCGTCATCCTTGGACTTTTTTACGCGAGATGCCAGCAAACATAACAACACGGCAGTTTCGAACCGCGTCGAGATATTTGTTCGCGGACAGCCGCACTCGCCCAACGCAAACAGAACTGGCAAAGCAGTTTGGCATCAGCCAGCAAGCAATCAGCCGCCGGCTCAAACGGTTCAAGGATTCGATCAACGCTGACCAGCGCGCCCGGTATCTCGCCCTTGCGGCCCGGAAGCGGAAGCGCCGGATCGTTCCCCTGCAACTGAACTTCAATGACGCAGTCTAATCTGCGTCGCAACAAACAAAGGAATCGCTATGAGTTGGAGCATCTGCCTGATCGGCTCGCCGGACAACGTTGTCAAGGAAATCGAATCGCACAGTGGTACCCTACAGGGTCAGTGCAAGCTGGAGTTTGACGCTGCGAAGCCCCATCTGATCGGACTCGTGAAAGAGAACTTCAATGCGGATCCGGCGATTACCCCGCCGACCATCAAACTGGAGGCCTCAGGCTCCGGATACGCAGTCGGCGACATCCAGCGGTATCGCAACTGCAAGGTCAGCATCGACAGCTTCTATCACAAGCTCGTCTGATCACGCTGCCCGCATTCCGCTCAGCACCATGCCCCGGTACTGCAAAGATCGCCCGGTCAGTTTCCAGATCAGATCTGATCCCGCCGATGCCCGCCGGCAGATCCTGGCGGCGATGCCCTGGCTGGATGACTCCCAGCGTGACGTGCTGCACCTGGTGTACTGGGACGGTTTGGATTTCTCAGCCGTCGCGACCCACTTGGCGATGACGATCGACCGGGCCCGAGAGCTGCATGCCGCGGCACTGAAGATTTGCAGGTATGCCATCAACAGTCTGACGCTGGACGAACGCATGGGCCGATCGGGGGGTGGACGTGGTCTATCTCGCGCCGACCAGCGAGCAAACCGATGAAGATTGAAGCTGTCACCGTTTGTGTTGGATACGGCGATTTCCTTGCCGCGACCCTGCCGCACAACCTGCACATTTTCGACCGGTTGGTTGTGGTGACCGACTTCGAGGACAAGGAAACACAGAACATCTGCCAGCGATATGGCGTCGATTGCAAGCCGACCGACGTCATGCGCGTGCACGGCGATGCTTTCAACAAAGGCCTGGGCATCGACTTCGGCCTCGGTTATCTGAATCGCGACGCGTGGGTTGTCCATCTCGACTCGGACATCGTGCTGCCGCGCACCACCCGGCACCGCATCGAGGAAGCGCTCTTGGACGAGGATTGCATCTACGGCATCGACCGCATGAACTGCGTCGGCTGGGACGCCTGGAAGCGGTTCGAGTCCGATCATGGCAATCACCACCAGTGGCACCAGCACTGCATTCTTGTGCCACCGGCATTCCCCTTGGGCGCGCGGATCGTGCTGAGAAACCACGGCGGTTATGTGCCTATTGGTTTCTTTCAAATGTTTCACGGGAAACACGGGCGCCGATATCCGATGGCGCAAGGTGATGCCGAGCACACCGATGTCCTGCATTCGCTCCAATGGCCGACTAAAAATCGTCGACTGCTGCCCAGTGTCTTAGCGGTGCACCTGGAATCCGAGCCCTGCAAGATGGGCGCGAACTGGCGGGGCCGGAAGACACAGCGATTCGGGCCCGGGGCTGTGACGTCGGGGGTCAATGTGCCCTGCCGGCCGTATTCAAACTGATTCCCGCAGCGGTAGCTCAGAGGCATAGAGCACCAGCAGCCGGAGACGGTTGATGGTTGTCGGTGGTTCGAATCCATCCTGCTGCTTTTTCTGACGGGCGCGGCTTGAAGACTAATGAACACCTTCGCCGGTAAGAAGCTCTCGCACATCCAGCGATCTGGCTTCACCTGGTCGGACGCCGGCTTCTGGCGTGAGGGATTTCAGCGGCGAGGTCACCCGATCACGACGTTCCGGTTCATGCGCGTCTCGGCCGCACAGACGCGATCGCCGTTGAACATCAGAACAGCAACGCGGTCCTCTGGGTCGCGGCATTTCCAGTGAAGGAACACATGAACGCTCCCGAAATCATCGACGTCAACGAGCCGCCGTATACCGCAACCGCATCAACGGCGACCTCGCATTTCGTCCCGTTTGCGCAGTTCATCGACTGGACAAAAACGATCACCCGCAAGGTGCTGCAGCCATCAAAATACAGCCGGCGGGTTTCTGTTCCGCGCGCTCGCCGCGGCCGCGGCGGACTGATGAAAGCCAGGCTGAAGATTTCGCGAATCAAGTCGGTGACCGTCGGGTGCTTCCCGCGGCATGCCAGCTCAACGGTGGGATGATGTCGGTTGTGGAACTGCAGACAGCGGTAGTCGATCTGCACGATCGCTTGATCGAGGCCAACAGCGCGATCGGGCTGTTGTGCATGGTGATAGCGGTGCAGTCGGCTCTGCTAATCGTCGTCTCGGTTCGGCTTTTCGTACGAGATTTCAAGCGGTCGGCTTAGCAAAAGGACAACGAATGCCACTCAAAGCACTTGCCTTCATTTTTGTTACCACGCTTACAACGGTTGTTCTGACCCACCTGCTGTTCCCATGGCTATCTTCGCGTGAATCTTACGTCATCAACGGTGCGGCTGGCGGCATCTATGGCTTTGTCGCTGGATTCATTTACCCGTCGCGATAACCCCGTGCCCGCCACCGATCGCCCGCAGCGAGTAACCGATCAATCCGTCCTGCAGTGGGCCCGCAACCTCGGCACCTGCGAATGGTGCGGCCAGCAGACACCGACCGAGCCGAGTCACACGAAGTCCCGCGGGTCCGGCGGATCAGACAGTTACCTGAATATCACAGCGCTGTGCAGACCGGACCACAACAGCCACCATCAGGGACACCGGCCGACGAAAACCGATCTGATGCTGACGGCGGTCCGCCGGGAAGCGTACGGCCGCGATCGAGCGGCGATTCTCGCCAGCCTCGCGCCGGCGATTTCATCCTGCTTATCCGACCAACAGACCGCGGAGACCAGCGCGACCACCTCGGACGCACACCCGAGTACCGGCTGAAGATTCTGCTGAAGCGGCTGCTGCGGTCATATGAATTCGAATGCGTCGGGCTGTCACGCCGGGGCGATGGAAAATGGAAATGAACTTGTCTCTGTTGATAACCGACGTCGCGTCGATGTCCGATCGCCGGCTGGATAGCGACCGCCGCTGTCTCGGCGCTGTAAAACTGGATATCCGCCTGGCCGCGTTCCGCGCCGGCGCCGTCAAGCACGGCATCTTCACCCCGGAGACGCTCCTTCTGCTCAGGCCCTATACCGACCAAATCGAGCGGATCAACCGAGAGCAGGAACGGCGCGATCTGGACAAATCCGACGCGCGCAAGCAACTCAGGGACAAAACCAGGGTAAGCAATCCGGTGCGGACGGGACGGCCGCTTACCTGACGATCCCACCTCCAGCCAGAGCGTGTCCCGGTGGTTCCCATCGGGCCGCTCGTCTGGAGTTTCTGACCGGGCCGGCATGGCCGAAACCTTCCAGCGGATTTTTGACCTGGTTTTTACAGCCCTGGCGGCGGCCGCGGTGGTGATGCTGATATGACAGCAGTGGTCATCAGTCTCGGCGCAACGTTCATCGCGATCGCCGCATTCGTGCTGATTGTCCGCCTGATCTTGTCGGTCTGCGAGCCGCTCGGCGAAGACAACGACCGGTGAATATGGTTCGCGCCGGCGTCTAATAAAAAACCATGACATCCGGCTGGCAAACCTCCGAAGCCCACATCGGCACAGGAAGTGTCGGCGCGATTATCTACGTGCTGTCGCTGCACTACGCGACGCCGATCACAGTTGCCGCGGTAGGGGCCATCGCCGCGATCGCCGTTGGTTACGCGGCCTGCCGAACCACCCTGAAACTGCTGTGCAAGAACAGCCTGACACCATCAGCATCATCGGCGGCGGTGGGGCGATACCTGACCGACCGGTTCGGATCCTTAGCCGTTGGTGGCAGCCCTACCAGCACGGCTACCGCATCAAAAAGAGCGGACCTGGAACGGGTTCGCGGATCCTGATTTTAGAGTGGGTCGAGTGCGACCCGCCTGCTACCGACGAACAATCAACCACGGAGATCCCAATGGCACTGCAAGACGTAATCACCGGGCTCGAAACCAAGATCGCAGGATTCGTCGCCACGAAGCTGAATCTGAAGGCGAACGAGTCAGCTGCCGTCACCGGTTTGATCGCCAGCGCATTCGCGCTGATCGAAGCCGAGGCCGTCAACCGCGGCGGTCCGTTGCTGCTGAAGGAACTGGCCGCGAAATTCCCGACGCTGGCGCAGGCGATCGAGGCGATTCCCGAAGTGAAGGCGATGATCGCCTGATTGGGCAGGCGGAGCGATCGTTTAGCCATTTAGGTTAAAGGCCTACATTCACCCCGACACATCATGTTCGGCGAAAACGCATCATTCGGAAGTCCCTACGGCATGGCGTTCAGCCCAGCCGCGCCCGTTGAAGCAGCTTCCAACGCCTCGGCCTCCGGCGCGATGACATTCGATGACCTGAAGCGGATCAGAGATTTGTTGCCGCCAGGCCCGACTGATGAGCAGAAGCGATTCGCCGAGATGGCCGGCTATCCGTGCTGGGACGGAATCAAGGTCAGTCCGTCTGCATACGAGCAGCTCAAGAATGAAATTCCGACAACGCTGTCCAACACTGCGTTCGGGAATTTCGGCGTACCGATCACAATCGACGATGCGATAAAGCCAGGATCGTGGTCCTCGGCAAAAAACGATTGGGAACAGTTTCAGAAGCTGATGGATCGAAGGCTTGGCGCCCAGCCGCTGGTCGAATTTCCCCACGCCTGCGATGTGCCAATCGGTACGCTTGGATCAATCCGCGTCAGTTACGATATTTCGCCAACGTACCCGGCGATTTACGCCGCGATGATTTCTTCGCTCTGCGATTCAGGATGTGGTTACATTTTTCACGATCGGGGGATGGTGGATGACGCAGCCAAGAAGCGCGCCACCCGCCGATTGGTCCGCAAGGCTCGGATGCGGCGATTGAACAGGTGCGGTGGCCCAAACGGTCGAGGATACTGATGATCAACGACACAGAAACCATCATGACCGACCTGGCCGCGAAGATTGCAGAAGCCGGGAAATACATCGCGCAGGCGAAGGCGCTGCGTGCGGCGGCTGGTCCGCTGGTGATTAAGAAGTACTGGAACGATCGCGAGCTTGGCAGTGACGCCAACGATGCCTTCGGTAACGTTCCCGAAAAGGACACCATCATCGGCAGTGCGATGTTTATCGGCTTCAACACCCACGCCGACGCATTGCAGGCCAAGGCTCGGGCGATCATCGATTCGCTGTCGACGAAGCCTGATGGCTTGACCGATGCCGACCGCGACACGATCCGAGTCACCCAACGAAGCGAAATCGTTGAGACGTTCATTCGCAGCCTGAACCTCGGCGACACCGACGATTTCATCCGAACCCTGATCGCTGGCAACATCAGAAACTTTGCGGCGTCAGACTGCATCCAGAAGCTCGCCGCGATCGATGCGCTCGATGCTTCCAAGCAAATGGCCAAGTAACCAGCCTAGCAAATGGAAGCAGCCTTCGAAGCCATCCTCGTCGAACTCATCACGCTGCTGCTGAAGGACGTGATCGCGCCGGACATCGTCACCGTGAGCGAGGACGCTATCACCGGAAAGCTGCAGCAACCGGCGACACAGATCATCGACTCAACGCCGGACTTGCCAACGGACACGGAGGTCACAAATGAAGTTCAGAACAGTATTGACGCTGGTCTCACTCCTGCTGCTTAGCGCGGTGCTCAGCCTGATAGCAGCGTGTCGCCCCGCGGTTTGGTACGACCTCCAACCCGGTACTGCCGGTCGCGTCGAGAAACCGGTTACGGTGCCGCTCAGCTTCAATTACAAAGATTCGAAGACGGGCGCGGTAACCCGCGTCGAAGAGAGTTATCCCGTGCAGCCCGGCTGGTACGTGATCCAGCTGGCGCATACGCCGGCAGCTCCAGCGACCTCGCCGTCTACAACACCGCCGTCGACAACACGACCATCCAAATAACCCGCGACCAGGTGCCGGCTTCGCAACCGGTAGTTTGCCATGCCGCCCGCAAAAAATGTCGACTCGGTTGATGTCGAAAACACGCCGCTGACGGTCAAAGAAGTGTTTGCCTGGTCCGGCGCGGCGGTCACAGTAATCTCGCTCATCATCAGCGGTGTGGTGGCCTTCTGCCGGGTCGAAGGTCGCTGCGATCTGACAGACCAATCAATCGCGACATTGCGGGCCGAGCGGACAGAATTTCGGCTCGCCCGAGATAAGCAGGTCGATAGTTTGGGCGGCAGGTGTGACGCGCTGGAGCACAACTTTGCCGACCTTACGCACACCCTGTCTGACGTGCAGTCGTCGCTCGCGGTAATGAAATCGCGGCAGGATGACATGCTCGCGATCGTGAAAAAGATCGACGAGAAGGTCAACAAGTAACTCGGCGGAACGCTGATCGATGATCCGACTCTGGCGACGCAAACCCGGTGAAGACCTGGTGCTCGCTGCATTCGACGGATTTGACGTCGCGACGGTTTTTCTGACGCCGGCGGACATCCTTGAATTGCAGGTCCAGCTGGCCGAAGCGGCCCAGCGCACGCGAATCACGACGGACGTCGACACGCACGGGCACGTCGCGATCGTCGAGACCCACGGCGCCGAGAGAATCTGATGACTGAATTCATGGGGGACTAACCGAACAATGAAAACCATCACCACCCTGATATCGCTGCTGCTATCGATCTGCATCTGCTCGTGCAGTGGGGTTGCGGTCGCGCAGACCACGCAGAATCTGCAGACCACGCAAACCACGGCGCCGTCAAATTCACCCGCCGCGCAGCCGATCGTACAAATCGCCGGCAACACCATCCGCGGATACGCGTTCGCGGATCTCAACGGAGACGGCAAGTGGGAACCGATCGAGCGGGGCTTGCCCGGCATCACGATCGCGCTGAAGGGCCCGGTAACTGCATCGACCACGACCGCACTGGACGGCTCGTACGCTTTCCCTGGTCTACAGCCCGGGCAGTACACCGTCAGCGAGCCTGCTGTAAGCGGTGAGAAGATCACGACCGTCGCATCGTATACGGTGACTGTGACAGCGGCGCCCCAGACCATCGGCGTGAAGAATTTCGGAAATCTGCCAGTCGTCGCAGCCACGCAGGCAACGACATTTCCCACTTCGACGCTGCCCGGCTCCGGTATCCCCGTCACCGTCCAGTCGGTCTATCACGCCGGCCAAGCACCGGCGACCGCGTTTTTTGATGCAAGCAATCTCGCATCAGTGCGCGTGCGAAACTCGGTCGCCTGGAATTTTGGAGATGCCAGTGACATCCATCCCGATCCACGCAGCGCCGATCCGCTCGCAACGCCGGGCCAGTATCCGCCGGTCGATGCTAACGCTGGCATTGTCGGCCCAGTGGCGGCCCACTTGTACCGCTCGGTTGGCACATATACCGCAACAGCAACCACGCTCGACGGCGTCCAGCACGCAGTCACCGTGATTGTCGATCCCGACACCCGACAACAGATCTATTTCGACGGCAACGGATCAGACTCCAACACCGGCGCCGACGCTGCCCACCCGCTGCTGAGTGCCGCGAAATTCCTGGCTGTTTGCAACGGATCAAACGTCCACGTCCACGCGACCAAGGCGTGTAAGTTTTCCTTGCCAAACTGCATCCAGCTTTGCTCCAACATCGTGATCGACACTGGCGGGGCAACGATTAACCCACCGCCGGGCGGGACCGCGTTCGCCGGCTGGCCGGGGCGAACGGCTGATGTCGTTATCCTCGACGCCAGTATCGACTCCCCGGGCACGACAACCACCAGCGGAACACACCCGTTTATCGCCGCTGTGCTGGGCACTCAATTTTGCAATCTGCGCGGCCAGCGCATATCGATCATCGGCGGCTCAATCGGCTGTCTCGACCGGGCAATACAGATCTCGGATGATGGCACCGACGGCACGCTCCTGCACGGCATAACTCAGACCAACCCATGGGCGATCAACTCGCAGTGCATTTACAGCGGGGCCGGCAGCCATCTGTGTGAGTATTTCCTGACGCTCACCGGCAGCAATGCGGAGTCCCCCTGCCGCAACGACGGCGACAACACGATGAACGGACTGTCAACGCTGTACTGCTCGTTTTCACAGCCGACACCCGCAAAGGCCGGGTTTGTGAATCGCGCTGGTAATCACTCGCTGTTCGCGCGGAACTACGTGGGCAACGCCGAGGCCAGCTGGTGCGTTGGGATCGGTGATCCGGGGCAGACGATTAACGTCCGTGTGACTGACGTTGGTGTGTTCGAAAACGTGTGTCGTCAGGCGCCCGGCATGGGCGACGCGGCGATGTCAATAAAGCCGGGCGTGGCTGGTCTCACTCTGGACTACAACGACATCCAGCGCATCGACGGCGGCCCGGTCGTGCCGATCACGACGGTATCAACGATTTCGCCGATGCCTGCGCCGACCGACATCATCATTGGGGCCAACAACGTGTACCGGGGAAGCTTCACCGCGCCGGCGGCTGTTGTGGGTGTGACGGTTCAAACGAAATAGTAATGACTCCTACCTCTCCTCAAAAATTCATCATCCGCGGAAATTTTCCGTGGATCGCTCCCTACACCGGGAACTACACCGTGGAGTGTCAGGGTCCAGCGGGCGGCGGGTCGCAGGGGCAGTCGTCTTCGGCTGGCGGCGGTGGCGGCGGATCTGGTTCGTACGCGCTCGCAACTTTTACAGCCACCCAGGGCGCAGCCTATATCCTCACCGTGGGCGGCGGTGGTTTGAACAACACCAACAGCAGCGGTCCGACTCAATTCCAAACCTCATCGGGCACCGTGATCTGCTCGGCAGGCGGTGGGTCGGCGTCCAGCAGCTCGGCAGGCGGCGCGGGCGGTACAGCAACCATCGGCTCGACACTAATCAGCGGCAACGCGGGTAGTGCGACCAGCGGAGCGGTTGGGGGCAACGGAGGCGCAGCGGTCGGAGCCTACGCACTGAGCGGTGGTGGTCAGGGCGGAAATGGCACCGTCGGCTCACCCGGCTACTCTCCCGGCCAGGGCGGTGGCGGCGGATCGTGGACCTCGCAGTCGACCAGTGGCGGCTGGGGCGGCGACGGAATGGTAGTCATATCATTCGCGACGCCAGCACCGGCAACAACCTATTTCCCACCGATTAATGCGGGAAACGCGCACGTTTTCCCATTCAACGGGTCAGGCACATCTAACACGACGACAGAAGCGGATGCGGTCGGTGGCGTCACGATGTCCTTTCCGAACGGCCTCACCCGGCCGGGATATGACCTCCGCACCAACGGGATAGGCAACGCGGTGCAGTTTGTCAGCGCGTCATCACAGTACGCGGTATCTGCGGCTGTTTTACCGTCACAGCAGAACGTAACGCTGCCGATGACATTCCAGTTCATGGTGATTTATTCACCAGCGGCATCAGGCAATATCCAGTTCCACTTTGGATTGCTCGGTAGTGCAAATCTACGACTCTACACCGATCTTCGGAGCGGCTCGGGCAACGGCAACATGCTGGCGGTTGCCACGGGATCAGGCGCAGGCACGCACGTCTTTGCTGACGGCAAGACTCGATACTTTGTGACGATGGTTTATCATCAAATTGGATTCCAGCTCTACATCAATGGAGTGTTGGACACCGCCAGTATCGCTGCTCAGAGTCCATTCAATCTGGCGGGATACAAGCTCACAATGGGTGCCGATTGCTACAGTGGCACACCTGGATCGTTCGCCGATTTTATCATCAGCAATGTGCAGTTCATCAATGAGACCCTCACGCTTGATGACCACATCGCATACATGAATAACGTGGCGACTCTCGCCGCCATCGGTCAGCCAAAAAATAAGCTTCAGCACCTCGGTCAACTGTTCGGGCAGTACACGTACAACAAATATGCCTGGATGTCCCGGACGTTTGCCGAGCCGACATGGCGCTCCGCTAAAAACGCAGGCTTCCCCAACGGGTGGCCGGGTGCAGGTCTGACCGTGAATGGTCAGCAGCCTCAATGGCTGATGATCTACTCGACAGGCAATCCGGAATTTATCGCCTACGCGATTTGCTTTGGCGACCCGCGCGTAGAAACCAACTGGACACACTTTCCGCTGCTCGGCCAGGGCTACGGCGGTGTCTCCGGCGTAGTAGGACTCTCAAGCTGGTGGTATGACACCATCAACAGCGTCTACCGCATCCAGTACGGCACCTCGTACAGCGGCAGCAAGACGATGCAGTTCCGGACCACAGACTGGGTGACCTTCACCGCGCCGGCAATCGCGTTCAACGCCTCGACGGCCTACAACACCGTTGTCCCAATGGGGCAAACAGCGTCACCGTTTTACATGATCCTGGAGATGGTCCCGAGTGGTTTCAAGCTTGAATCGTCAACCTCCAGCGATCAACAGATCTGGAACACATCGACAACGGTTTTGACCACGGCACAAGTCGGCGGAATCAACTGCCCTGATGCGGTGACGTTCAACGGCGCGACCTACATCGTCAGCAGCAATTCGCTGCAGCCGATCTATGTCACGAAAACGTACAACTTCGTCGATTTCCTCTTTTCCTCGGTCCCGATTATCGATGTCAGTGACGCGCCTCACTATTTGACCAACGTATCGGACATGACGATAGACACCGATACATCCGGCACGTTCGGCCTCATCATCGGTGCCGCGAATAGTGCCGGGTCGACGCTCGATCCCTCGGGGACCAACTCCGGGGCTTTTCTGGTTTACGCTCCGGTAACGCCTGATGTTTTGTTTGACGGGATGCCGGTGGCAACGGCTAATTCAGGCGGCGCAGCATCAGTCTCCACCTCGACCGGCAACTCACGCTTAAGCGGCGCGTCAAAAGCAATCTCAACCGGCAACGTCAAGTCCAGCGGTTCATCCGTCGGGATATCCACCGGCAATTCCCTCATCAGCTGATCGTCATCCGGTAACGCCGGCGTCTGACAACACCGCTGCCCAGTCGCACCGCCGTCCGGTAACACCTCTCAGCAACCAGGTCCAAACATGCCACAATCATTTTCAGTAACCGGGGCCGGCAGTCAGTCCGCATCCAGCGGGCCGCAGGCCGTTCCATCGACCGGTACCGCAACCCAGATTGCGTCCATCACCACCCAGGGAACCGGGAAGTTTTCCCTCAACGGGTTTCTGACTTCAGGAGCGCTGACCGATTTCATCATCGCGATCGCGACTGCGTATCCTTCGTCCCCGGGCGCGAACGGGGGATCGGTCACGAGACTGACAGCATCGGCTGGCGACTTCGGCGTGATCAGCGACATGGTCAACAATGCGACTGCGTCGCCGCAGAACACAGCTGCTGGCAGTTCGTTTTACGTGGACATGGACCTGCAAGGCCGGGCTGCGCGCGTGGACATCTACGCGAAGTCGACGACGGCCAACACGTCACTGACGATCGATGCCACCGGCGTCGGCAGATGATCAGTAGGTATCATCAGGTAATCATCCGGTAATCGGCTTCCATACCCACCAAAAATCACTGATCCCATGACGTTCCGAAAGCTGCAATCCTCAGCCGTCGCCCTCGTGCTGCTCGCCATGGCGTCGCTTGCCGGCGGCCCCGCGCCCGTCATCACCGGCATCAACAGCGTCCCCGGCCTGCCCGCCGCGCTCGCGCTGAAGGCCCCGACCACCGCGCCTGTATTCACCGGCGGGGCGAACTTCAGCAACAGCGCCATCACGGGTGCCCGAATCGACGCGGGCGAGATTATTTCCGGTGTGTTCAGCACCTCGCAGCTCGGAACAGGATCAGCGAACTCAAATACCTTTCTTCGTGGTGATGGAACGTGGAACGTAATTCCCACGCCTATCCAAACCGTCACATCCGTTACAAGTGCCAACGGCCTAACGCTTACGGCAGGGACTTTGGCATTTAGCGGTGCTGGGTATGACGTAGCGGGATCAGCCTCGACGGTACAGACCAATCTGACTGCGTTACTTGCTCCAAAGGCAAATCCAACCTTTACCGGTACTGTCAATGGCATCACTGCGTCAATGGTGGGGCTGGGGTCTGTCGCTAATAATCTTCAGCTCATCGCTGCCGACAATCTCTCTGATCTTCCTAACGCGGCGACTGCTCGGGCGAATTTAGGACTTGGAACAGCAGCCGTTCAAATTGGGGTTTCTGGATCAATCGTAGGAACTACGGATACGCAAACGCTGACGCACAAAACACTGACGGACGCAACGAATGCCTTCCCAACTTTTAATCAAAATACTACTGGAACCGCATCCAATATAACTGCAACAAGTAACGCAACATTAACTACTTTGTCAGCCCTAAGTCTGCCATCTACACAGGTCACGGGTTTAGTGCCTTCAGTAGTTACGGCAGTCACATCCGCGAACGGGCTTACGCTGACGGGTGGCACGCTGGCGTTCTCTGGCGCTGGTTATGACGCGGCTGGTGCCGCCTCCACCGTCAACACCGCCCTGACCACGTTTGAGGGGACGGTTGCGGCGACGTATGCACCGCTATCTTCCCCCGCACTCCTGAATTTCCCCACCCTCGCGACGACGTTTAACGGCTCTTCCGGGACGCAGACCGGGATGGCGTTTAACTTTGTTGATTCGACGACGGGGACGGGAGGCTATAACGGGATTGCGATCAATGTTAGTGGGAGCGGGACGGGGAATGGGAACAAGTATCCGTTCAATCTCATCAATGGCAGTAGCAAGGCATCCATTGACGCCAATGGAGATAGTATATTCAGCGGCAACGTCACCGGAGGAAACTTTTTTACCCTTGGGGCCGTCAACACCAACACAATAAACGCTCGCAATGGCTCTACGCCGCTACAATTGCAAGTAAACCAGACATTTTCTACGGCTTCCGGTGTAACCGGGGTTAATATTCTCTCTAATTCTATCTTTTCGGCATCATCGGGAACGGATAATGGTGTCTCAATTGTCCCAGTCTTCACCCCGACCGGCACCGCATCAGCCATCGGTTTAGAGGTTGCCCCGACGTTCAACGGCTCGCAGTCTGGCGGGTGGACGGCCTCTGACATCAATGCGATTACGACGGGGGATACGAGCACGGGGAGTAAGTATCTGTGGAATGCGAGGTTGAATGGGACGAGCAAGGGAAGCTTGGATACCAACGGGCAACTAACAACTAGCAGCAATTTAATATGCGGAGGAAATGTACAGGCTTTTGGTGGAAACGTTTTTGCCAACAATAACTCGACTCTAAATGTGCAAAATGCTAACTTCAGCACTCCGAATCTGCCGGGAACCACCATCGGCATAGGTAACTATTTACCTAGCTCTGGCGTAACTCCCGTCTGCCAAATCGCCCCCACAGACGCCACCACATCAACCGGCGGATTAACCGCCCTAAACCTCAAAATGCTCGGCACCGGGACGGGGACGGGATCTAAATTCCTCGCGACCTATCAGGACAAAACCGGCATAAACGTCGCGACGATGGACACAAAGGGTAACTCGGTTACCTATGGCAACATCAGTGCGTTACCGATTACCGCACCGACCGGCATCGGAATTACCCAGAACGGCACCCCAAGCCTTGCGACGTACAGCTACGTTGTCTCCGCAGTGGACGCCAACGGCAATGAGGTTGCTGCCGCTCAGGTAACTACCAATGCGGGGGCTGTCACATTAAGTGCTACAAACTTTAATGTCATCGCGTGGTCGGCAGTCAACGGAGCGGTCGGCTATCGTGTTTACGGGCGAACCTTCAGTAACGAACTATACATGGGAACGGTTGTTTCTGTTTCTGGAAACACAGGCTACAATTTCAGCGACACGGGTGCGATCACTCCTGCCGGTGCGTTGCCGGGGAATCCGACGGGGAATACGTTGACACTGACGGCGATGGCGGGGCAGACGGGAAAACTTTTGTCTATAGCTGGCGGGTTTAGTGTAGACGCCAGCGGATTTGTTGTTGGTACGGGAATGAATTTGGGAAGTGGTCCGTTGTATGCTTCTCAAATGTCTTCCTCAGGATCAAATACCACTCTTACTTTGCAGGGGGGTATTTCGAATTATACTCTTGCGGGGTCAAGACTTGGCTTGAATGTAAATTTCCCAAATAACACAATGACCGGTGGGTCTTTTATTGGCCTTCAAGTCTCTCCTACATATAATCAATCGGCGAGTTCGACTGCTAATACAGACTTTTTAATCAACCGCACCGAAACAGCGGTAGGGTCAGGTGCTCAGAAGCTTGTAAGTGGTCAGGTCAATAGCACCGAGAAATTCAACATCGATCACGGCGGTGCGTTTAACTCTGCCGTCACCCAAACCGTAGTCAACGGCTCAACATCAGGCACCGCGACATTCTCCGAGCCGTTTGCGGGGACGAGCTATAAAAAAGAGATTGTCTATCTTAATTCCTTAGTCGGAACTGCCAGTGTCACTTTCCCGACTGCGTTTACCTTCACCCCGGCAATCACAAGCAGCAATGGTCCCGGCGCTGCGGTGGTCACATCGCTGTCGGCGACCAGCATGACCGTAACGGGGTCGACGACTACAGGGTTCATCATCCTTGAAGGGTATTAATCATGGGCTTCCTTAATCCAACATCGCCAACGCCTCCAACGCCCGAACAGACATTCGGGGCGACTGCGCTTGCGACGATGCAGGCACAATTTGTGTCCCTTGTTGCCGCACAGACGACGCTGTTTTCCGATCTGTTTGCCGATCCGTTTGACGTGCAGGCAAAACTCGCCGCACTGGCCGCGCAAGGCTGCTCGCTCGCCCAGCTGCTCGGCACCGCGCAAGCGACCGTGGCGTTTGTGACTGCGGTTTGCGCGATCGACGGAGCGACACCGCCAGCAATGCCGGTGCTGCCGCCGGGATACACCTACACGACCGATGGCAGCGGCCAGCCGGTGACGTTGGTAGATCCCCCGGCTACCGCGCCGCTGAATCCCACGGCCACGCTGACGACACAGGTCGATAACACGACAACCCCGCCGACGGTCACGCCCGGTGCGACGATTGCCTGGACGGCCGTCACCGGGGCGATTAACTACTGGCTTGAGCGATCCGGCGACTCTGGCGTGACATGGGTGACAATCGCAGCTCAGGTGACTTCGAATTCGTTCTTCGACACCACCGCGCTGCGGGGCATGCAGTACCGCGTGCGATCGCAGACCGGGGCCGGGTATTCCGGGTACTCGGTTGTTGTGACGCTGTAGGGATTTGGCCGCAAACTCAGAAATGGCAGGCAACACAGTGAACACCTTTTTCCTTGTTGAACTCATTGGGTTTGGCCTGATCGGCTTGATAGCTGTAATTTTATCGATTGGCATTGCAATCGACGGGATAAAGGAATCAAACCGCAAGCACGCCAAGCGATAGTTCAAGTATTTTCGACGCTGGGAAATCTTTTCTGGCGCTGCTGGCGCGAGTGCTGGTCTAACAACTCATGTCCGCAACCCTGACCTACAAGCTGCTCCCAAACTTCCCCGGCGACACCGGGCTGGCGGCCAGCGTCGTTGCCAAAATATACGATGCCGCGACCGACACGCTCAGGGCAACGGTCAATACAGGCTGGTCTGAGATCCTCGGCGGCGATGGCAACGGAAGCGGGATGTATGCCGGGTCGGTTTCGCTCAATATCGCTTGGCTGCCGTGTTACGCGATTTACACGATCACGGGCAGCGCCGGGGCAGCGGCCGAGACGATCGGGCTGGATGCCGCGGTAGTGGCTCTGGTCGGCACCGGACTATCCGGGCCCTCGTCGGTGACCCTGGCGTTTGAGGACTCCAACGGCAATCCTGTCCCGTTTGTCCAGTTTTCGCTCGCGGGCATCACTGGCCAGGCCAACGGCAGCGGCGTCGCGTCCTTTGGATTCCCCAACGGCAGCTATACCGTGGTGGCGGCCCCGACGAACGGCGTTACTTTCGCGCCGGCAGCGCTGACGGTCGGCGGCACAACAGCGCTGACGATTCAGGGCGCGACGGCGGCGATTCCATCCTCGCCGGTGCTGGGCGACGTTAACGTGTTCGGTTATGTGCTGGATCAGACGGGGACGGGCATGGGCGGTGTTTCTGTCTTGCTGGCACTGATCGCTCCACCGCAGGCGATCCTGACCAATATGGCGACGAAACAGATCAGCAATGCCGAAGGATATTTCTCCTTCAGTCTGCCGCAGAACCAGAATTTTCAGTTTACTGTTGGCACGTCCGGAACCTATTCAGCGGTTTTGAATTCAGGAACGGGCGCGACGTATGAACTCCCGCCGATCTTCGGGACATACTGATGGCTGACGGCGCTAACATCGTGAACGACGACAAGCTGAAGATCGAATGGGTGCCGATCTCGTCTGTCACTCCGGACCAGAACAATGCTCGCCGGCACGGCAAGAAAAACCTCGACACGGTAAAGTCTTCGCTGCATCGGTTTGGTCAACAGAAACCGATCGTCGTCGACTCTCAGAACGTCGTCCGCTGTGGGAACGGAACCCTCGCCGCGGCGCTGATGCTCGGCTGGAAAAACATCGCGATCGTCCGTTCCGACCTGGCCGGCTCTGAGATGGCCGCATTCGCGATAGTGGATAACCGATCTGCGGAGCTTGCCGAGTGGGATCATGACGTTCTGGTGTCTGGGCTGGGGTCGATCGCCGAAGACGGGATTGATCTGACCGAGCTGGGATTCGACGCAAACGATTTGAAGAAACTTCTCGGTGATGATCTGCCGAAGTCAGACAGTGAGCCGAAGTTTCTTGTCGTGATCGAGTGCAGGTCGGAGGACGCGCAGATTGCGATGCTGAACCGGCTGCAGGGTGACGGGATCAGTTGTCGGGCGATGAAGGGCTGACGTGACCGATTGGTTTGACCGGGAGACGAATGATCTGGCCTGCGATTCTGCACTACCTGAAGGAAAACCAATTCGTCAGCGGCGGCCTCGGCTTAATGATCACCGGCGGATTGCTGGCGTATCTGCGGGCGATACCGGCATGGCGGCCGTGCAGGCGATATTGCTGTCGTCTGAGACGGCAGATGATGCGGTGGTCGCAGTCGCGGACCGCGCTCCCCGGATGCTGATCTCGGCGTGATAGCCGATACATACCATGCCCGCCAAGAAAAAAACAAAACCGAAGGCCGAGACCATCGCGCCAAAAACAAAGCCCGGCCCCGCTCCGCTGTACGACCCGAACGTTCATCCAGTCATCATCCGCAACGCCGCTCGCGCTGGTCTCACCCCCGACCAGATCGCAGCCGAGGTAAGCGTCAGCCGCTCGCTGCTGTTCTCTTGGGTGAAGAAATACCCCGAGGTCGCCGAGTCGATCAAAGAGGGCCGCGAGTACGCCAACGGCAAGGTGGTCGACAGCCTGTTCAAACGCGCGATAGGCTACGAATTTATCGAGACCGAGGCGAAGACCGAGACTAAGGGTACCGGAGAACACAAATCAGTCACCGAAACCGTCCGCAAGGCCCGCAAGCATTTTCCGGGCGACGTCAAAGCCCAGATCTTCTGGCTGAGCAATCGGGCGGCTGCCATGTGGCGCAACCGGCAGACCAACGAACTGACGGGGCCTGACGGTGGGGCGATTAAGACTGAGACGAAATCAGATCTCTCCGGCCTGACGCCTGAAAAACTCCGTGCTCTCGAAATCATCCTCAGTTCCGGCGGATCAGGGACAGCGCCAGTTACCAAACCTTGACGATGTTCGGGCTGAGTTGGCCGAGAAATCGCTGGCCGACTTTATCCGGCTGGGGTGGCGCTACATCGATCCGTCGGATTTCCTCGGCAATTGGCATATCGATGCCATATGCGATCACCTGCAGGCGGTGACCCGCGGAGAGATCCGCAATCTGCTCATCAACGTGCCACCGCGGCACATGAAGTCGATCGGCGTCTCGGTTGCCTGGCCGGCATGGACGTGGCTGCAGAAGCCCGGTGTACACAAACTCGCCGGACCGCATGTCCGATGGCTGTATGCCAGTTATGCCCAGACGCTGTCGATTCGCGATAGCGTGAAATGCCGACGGCTGGTTGAGAGTCCGTGGTATCAGCAGAGGTGGGGCGATCAGTTCGCGCTGACGACCGATCAGAACACCAAGATCCGGTTCGATAACGACGCTCACGGTTATCGTCTCGCCACCTCGGTTGACGGAGCCCTGACCGGTGAAGGCGGCGATATCGTAGTCGTCGACGATCCGCATAACGTGCGCGAGGCGGACAGTCCTGAAATCAGAGCCGGAACGCTCTGCTGGTGGGACGAGGCGATGTCCACCCGCCTGAACGATCCGAAGACGGGAGCCTACGTCGTCATCATGCAGCGCGTGCATGAGAGTGATCTGTCCGGCCATATTCTGGCGAAGCGTGCTGGGTGGACGCATCTGTGCCTGCCAGCGAGATTCGAACCAGACCATCCGTACGTTTACTCGCAGGATCCGCGGACGAAACCGGGCGAACTACTCTGGCCATCCCGCGTAGGTGAAACCGAAATCAAAACGCTGGAAACATCGCTTGGCAGCTACGCCGCGGCCGGCCAACTGCAGCAACGTCCCGCACCACGCGAAGGCGGCATGTTCAAACGGCGATGGTTCGGCGAGTTTGTCTCAGCCGCACCGGCAGAAGCCCGTCGCGTTCGTCGCTGGGATCTTGCAAGCACCGAAGCCAGCAGCGGAGATCCCGATTGGACTGCCGGCCTCAAGATGTCGGTGACACCGCAGGGCGTCTTTTACATCGAGGACGTGCAGCGGTTCAGGGCCAGCGCGTTCGATGTTGAGACCGCCATTAAATCGATCGCGGCCCAGGACAAGTCGCAGCACGGCGATGTAGACATCTGGCTGCCGCAGGACCCGGGGCAGGCGGGCAAAGCACAGGTAGCGTCATTTGCGCGGTTGCTCGCGGGCTACGTCGTTCGGTCCAAACCCGAAACCGGCTCGAAAACGGTTCGCGCAGCACCGTTCGCCGCTCAGGTCGAGGCTGGGAACGTGAAGCTTGTCCGCGGAGATTGGATACCGGACTTTCTTGCCGAACTCGACATGTTTCCGAATGGCTCGCATGACGACCAGGTAGACGCCGCATCGGGTGCATTTCACGCCCTGGTCTCCGCCGGCGAAGTCACCGCCCGTGTAATGGGCGCCGGTCCGGCGCAGTCCACCAGCAGAATCAGCAATGACGGCTGGACCAAGATTGGCTGAACCGCTTAGCCGGCCCAACACGATCCCCGCTACTGAAAACCAACCGCGTGCCTGATAACTCGATCCCCGACAATCACCCGCTGCTGCTGAAGAATTTGCTTCCCGCGAATCAAAAGCAGCAGACCAGCGACGCCCAGTACCTGCAGAGCAGCATCCGGACGATCGACGGATTTGGCCGCCACGGCGCGAAGCACCGGCCGTTCAACTACCACCGCGCGATCAGCGCGTTCGGCAGCTGGGCGTACAAGGCGACGATGATCAACGCCAAGGGCGTCGCGTCACAGCGCCTGAGGGAATATGCTCGCACCGACCGACGGGCGAAAAAGTCGCGGGATTTCAAAACCAGGTCCGCGTGGCACAAGGCTGTGTCGAGTCGCGTTGAAGCGGCCAACAAGGGCCACGACGTCGACAACTCCGTCCTGCTCTGGGAAACGCGGCCGGTTTCTCCGCAGCTCAAGCGATACCTGAACGGAGATGCACGCGGATACGCTCGGCCGTCGAAAGCGGTGATGACCAAGACCGCCGAGATGGGCGGCGACTTCGAAGAAATCATCGAGCAGACGCCTGAGATGAAACTGCTCAGCAAGCCGAACCCGTGGATGACGGCGTTCGACTTCCCGACGTTGCTGATGATCTATCTGCAGCTGACGGGAAACTCCTACATCCATCCGGTGATCGATCCCCGGCTCGGCGTTCCGTGCGAACTGTGGATGATGCCGCCGCAGTGGACGTCGATCATTCCCGACCGCGAGCATTTCATCGCCGGGTATGTCTACGGAAAGTCATCCGAGGTCGAGCGGAAGTTTCAGCCAGATGAGGTCATTCACTTCAAACAGCCGAACCCGAAGGACCTTTTTTACGGGATGGGCAATGTCGAAGCGGTCTGGGATGCGCTGAATTTGCATGATGCCAAGCGGATCCAGGACACGGCCAAGTTTGAGAATCACGGCCGGCCCGACTGGCTCCTGATCGTTAAGAACGGTGCGTCGAGCGACGCGCTGGACCGGCTGGAAGAGGCAATCGACTCCAAGCTCCGCGGTGTCCGAAACGCCGGCAAGTTCCTGACCGTCACCGGTGATGTCACCGCTCAGATGCTGAATCAGGAGATCGAGCAGATCGGCGATTCTGATGTCATCGTGGAAGAGATAGCGGCCGGCTTCGACATTCCTATCACCAAGCTGAAGGCCAACGATCCGAATCGGGCAAACGCAGAGGCTGCGGACGCGGCATGGCAGCGCGACGCTATTCTGCCGTTCTGCACGCAGAATGAAGAGACGCTGAACTCCGGATATCTGCCGCTGTTCAAGGGCAACGGCAATTCGCTGCTCGCGTATGACAACCCCGTCTCTGAAGACAAGGTCTTCGGCGTCGATCGACTGACCAAATACGTCGCCGGTGGAATCATGTCTCCGAACGAAGGGCGCGCGGAGGAAGGTCTGCCGCCTGCCGCTGGCGGCAATGATCTTCGTATCGGACGGAACTCGGTGCCTTTCGCCCGGGTGATCGATGAGAACCCCCTGGCCGGCAATGACGACGATCCGGATGGCGTCAAGAAAGCGGAGGAGCCGGATCCGGTTGCAACGGTGAATCTCACCGCGCAGCAGACCAACGACGTCCGGAACATCGTCTCTGATGTGACGCAAGGACTGATGCCACGAGACGCCGGGCTGGCGATTCTCCAGATGACGTTCCCGATCACGGTTGAGCAAGCCGTCCAGATGATGGGATCCGCCGGAACGATTGTACCTCCGGTCGCTGGTGCTGCTGGGGGTGCCCTTGGAGGTGCTGGTGCTGGCCGGGCGGGAGTTGCGGGCGCGGCCGGGGATCAGCGAAACGCAACAACTGCCGAACCCGTCGAGCCACCGGACACAGAGAAAACAGTCAAAGGCTTCGGCCCGCACAAATACAGCTGCGTGATGGCACCGCTGACGGGAAGCGTGGGCGATGCGATCAAGTCAATGTCTGCGGAGATTCCGGATGATGACCTCGCCGAAGATGGCCGAGAAACCGATCCGCATGTGACGGTTCTCTACGGCCTGCACGACGAAGATCACTCCGGAGTTGTCGCGGCGATGGCAGGTGAATCGCCGATCACACTGTCACTTGGCAAGACAAAGGTGTTTCCTGCGGATTCCGGCCGGGCAAGCGATGTGATCGTGGCCTCGGTGCATAGCGATGATCTACATCGACTGAACGCGAAACTCCGGAAGCTGCCGCACACGAACAAATATCCGACCTACGAACCGCATGCGACGGTCGCATACGTTAAGCCCGGCAAGGGCCAGCACTATGCCAATCGTACCGTGCACGCATCACCGGTGATGGTGAAATCTCTCGTGCATGCCGGCAAGTCTGGCCACCGCACCGAGATTGTGTTGAGCGGAATTTCGGGAACTGATGAAGCTGCCCCGGCCCCCAACAATCGCCGCAACCGCCAACGTCCTGCAGTCATTGGTCGCATGGGTACCGATGGTCTCGCTGGCCCGCTTCCTCAGGGCACTGATCTGCAGGTGATCCTGCAGCGGTATTTCAACGAACAGAAGCACGCGGTCTTGTCGGCTATGGAGAAGCAACCGGAGCTAAAGAAAAAGGAAGATGAAATTCCCCGGTTATCGCACTGGTTCAATATCCGGCAGTGGACACAAAAGCTGCTGGCCGAAGTCACACCGGTGCTGGAATCAGTAGCGACGGACGCGGCCAAAAAGATCGCGGATCAGCTGGTGGCCGCCGATGACGTGTTCTCCGTTGTCGACCGCAATCTTCCGAAGTCTGTCGCTGATCTGGCACTGAAATTCTGCGATGCGACGAATCAGACGACAGTGCTGCAGTTGGACGAGGCTAGGGATTTGCTCCGCAAGGAAATCGTTGACGGCACGTTCGCAGGTGATACGTGTGCGGAATTGGCCAATCGCGTACAGCAGGTTTTCAACGTCGCTGATACCAAACGAGCGACGATGATCGCCCAGACGGAGACCAGCCGGGCACTGCATGCTGCCGAGCTGCTGACCGCTAAGGAATCCGGGTTGGTGCAGAGCAAGTCTTGGCTGGCGTCTGCTGACTGCTGTGACAAGTGTGCGGAATATGCATCCAAGGGCGAGATCCCACTGGAAGAGCCGTTCGGAGTGACTTCGTATGGCGAAGTGATGTCAGCACCAGCACACCCAAACTGCCAATGTTCGCAGTTGTTGAATCTTAAGCCCAGCGTGGATTGACCAGCGGGCTACGCAAAGACAGAAACCCTCACCCAGCGAGACACGCATGTCAGACCTGATCTTGATTTCAAAACCAAAGGCAAAAACCGGCGAGCCGGCTCCGGCGATCAGCATGGTGGTGCGCCAAAAATCGGCACCGGTACCGACCGCCCCCGTGAAGAAAGACGATGATGGCGGCGATGACGAGATGATGATGGATTCGATGCCGAGTTGCCCAAAATGCCTGAAGTCTGACGATGTCTTGGGCGTAAAATTTCATCCGCTGATGACCGGCAACGGGATGGCGGGAAGCGATGGCGGCAACACGGGTGTAACAGCAGACGACAGCGACTCGCCAGACGGCTACTGCTGCACGGCCTGCTCGTTCGCCTGGCCCGGTGATGCGTCGACAGCATCTCAGCAGCCGGCTCGGCCGACGCATGTCGCGTCGCTGCCTTCGCAACCCGCCCCGGCAGCGACGCCGGCCAAAACCGAACCTGCTCCTGCTGCCGAACCAAAGGCCTGATTAACGACACCAGAACCGACATCAAACAACCCGCGCCACTGCAGACTCATGCCAAAACCAGATAAGACGCCGCGACAGAAATCGCTGGCAACCAAAACGATTTCTGTCGATATGGCTGCGCGCACGGTCCGGCACTACATCACGTGCCCGACGATCGACGAAGATGGAGATGTCATCCTTCCGCGTGGGGCGGATATTTCCCGGTTCAAGGATTCGAGCTGCGTATTCCTTGTCCACCAGTACAGCGGAACCGACGTGATGGGTCGCTGCATGGGCATGACCATGCAGGACGACGGTATCATCGCGACGACTAGATTCAGCCCCAGGCCGCCGTCGCTGCCCGCTGAGCAGGAATGGCTCCCGGATACAATTCTCTGGTTGTACAACGTCGGGGATATCAAAGGTTGGTCAATCGGGTTCAGCATCCTTGATGCCCGCAACCCGACGAAGCAGGACCGCGAAAAGTACGGGCCAGAGCTGCAGCGGGTCATCACGAGATGGCGCATGCTCGAGTATTCGGTTGCACCGCTGCCGGCGAACGGCGATGCATTGACCTTGTCGGTCAAAGGCATTCTGAGCAGCCGACTTGCTGATCAACTGAAGTCCGGCGCAAAGCCGACGATTCAGCGGGTTGGTTCATCGGAAACGCCAATAGTGGCCGTGACCAGTGGCATCCCAACCTCGCAGACAATCCAGCCAGTTACGCCGCGCGAAACGATAAAGCTTTCAGTACCGGCCGCACCAGTAATCCGGAAGCACATCGTTTTTGTGGTTCCCCCCGCGAGGCAGATCACGCCGGAGCCCGCGCCGGACATTGCCAGCGTGATCGCAACTTCAGCCGACATCGCACTGCGGAAGCTCCGCGGAGAAATCTGCATCTAGCTGAGCGTCTTGATCTGGTCCAGCACGCGCTACACCAGCACGCACTGTTTCAGCACTGGCGCATCACCGGCTCAGCACGGGTCGCGCATCGCAGCGCATCGCAGACGCCCAACTCAAACACCGGCCGATGGCAACGCGGGTTCGATTCCCGCAGCCGGATTTCCAACACATCACGTCGGACTAGTTCCTGAACCGGACGGCTGCTCATTCGAGCGCGCCACGCCGGAGGGGAGCAATCAGGTCGACCTGCACCGACAGCCGCGCTCGCGGCCACGCGGATGGGTCATCGCCACCCGACATCTGTCTCCCACCTCACAGGTTTGCAATGCAACTGAAATTGTCAGAATTCAAGTCTCACGTTGAAAAGCTGAAGACCCTCACCGGCGAAGCCCGCGCCATGGTCCTTGGCATGCTCAAAAGCGCCAAAGTCGTCGATGACGTCAGCGGCGCCGAACTCGATGTCGAACTGATCGAGTCCAGCGAAACGAAGTCTGCGGACCAAAATCCTGCATCGCCCGCGACTCCGACTGCTACCACGTCAGCGGACGCGATCCAGAAGATGGTCGATGACGCCATCGCCAAGAAGATTGCTGACGATCGCCCGGCGCCGAAGGCGGTGAACCAGCCGCTGGCCACCAAGGGTCTGCCCGCCGGCGTTAAGCGTGGCGGTTCGCTGAAGAACTTCCGCGCCGATCGCAACGGCGTGGCCGCCGAAGTTCGAGCCGGCCGATTCGGCATGTACTGCATCGCGACGCTTGGCAACGGCCCTATGTCGCAGTGGGCGAAAGCCTGGTGCGACGCCAACGGGATGGAATTCAAGGTCGCGACCGAAAACGTCAACTCGACCAGCGCCTTCCTCGTCCCCGAAGAGTTCAGCCAGGATCTGATCGATCTTCGCGAACAGTACGGCGTGTTCCGCCGGCAAGCGAAGATCCGGCGCATGACCAGCGACACGCTGACCGTGCCGCGCCGTGTTTCCGGTCTCACTGCCTACGCTTACGGCGAAGGTCAGGCTGGTACCGAAAGCCAGAAGGTCTGGGATCAGGTTCGCCTGGTCGCCAAGGACTGGATGGTTATCACGCGGTACACCAACCAGCTGTCGGCTGACGCGGTGATCAACATCGGTGACGATCTCGCCGGTGAAATTGCGTACGCCTTCGCGAATAAGGAAGACCTCTGCGGATTCATGGGGGACGGCTCCAGCCCGTATGCGGGAATCCAAGGCGTTCTGCCGCGGCTCCTGAATGTCTGGGGTGCCACCGGCGTGGGTACCAGCGGCGGAACAGCGGCTGGCTTGCGCGTTGCCACCGGTACCGGCTACGCCACCAATTACAACAGCATCACTCTGGCGGACTTCAACGCCGTTGTCGGAATGCTGCCACAATTTGCGGATACCCCGAACGCCGCGTGGTACATGCACAAGACCTTCTGGGGCACGGTCGCTCAGAAGCTGGAAACTGCCGCCGGCGGCAACCGGGTCGGTGACATCACCGACGGTGCGCGGACACCCAAGTTCCTTGGCTACCCCGTGATCATCAGCCAGGTGCTGCCTAAGACGTCGGCGCTGAGCCAGGTCTGCTGCGTACTCGGCGATTTGTCTCTAGCCGCATCGTTCGGCGATCGCCAGCAGGACGCAATTGCGATGAGTGAGCATGCGAGCGTCGGCGGTCAGTCGGTGTTCGAGCGCAACGAACTGGCCGTCCGCGGCACTGAGCGTTTCGACATCGTTGTCCACGACGTTGGCGATGGTGCATCCATCGTCGGCCCGATGGTTGGTCTGGTCACCGCGTCGTCCTAACAGGCGATCGCCGCAACACGACCAGCATCGCGACATCGTTTTTGATAATCGCGGCCCGCGCCCTGTGATAACCCCTCGGGGCCGGGCCGTCTTTCTGATCCCACTCCAACTAGTTCGATTCTCACACCAAAGAGACTGTCATGATCCATGTACAAGCCAGCAAGGTCGCTCTTCTCGCGTATGGCGCCACCGTGGCGACCAATGCGACGACCGTTAACACCATCGATACCCTCGGGTTCGACTACGCCGGAATCGACGTGGCTCTCCCGCCGGCATCTGCCACCAACGCTTCGGCGACATTCAGCGCCCTGAAGCTGACCGAAGGCGACACCACGGTGGTCAGCAATTCCACGTCGATCACCGGATTCACCGGCGGTACCGACCTGACCATTCCGGTCGGGAACGACACGACGAATCCCTTGATCGCCCGCTTCCTGGTCGACCTCCGACCTCGCAAGCGATATCTGTTCGTCCAGACCACGTGCCCGACCGGCTACAACACGCCCGTCGTTCGATCGGAGCTGGTGCGTCCCGAGCAGGCTCCTATCACCGATGCCAAGCGCGGTCTCAATCTGACCACGTTTATTGGTTGATTCTGAGTGTCAATAGTTTTAGGTGGGACACTGCGGCGCGCACGTGTTCCTCCTTCCCCCGACGCCGATCGGAAACGGTCGACGTCGGGTTCATCGGCGGTTGGAAGTCCGCTGGATTCCTCGACGCATACCGGAGAACGCATGCCGACGCGCGGTGTCCTTTACCTGAAATGGGGCGATCGGGCCGACGCCGTTGTTCAACGGTCAGTCGCATCGGTTCAGCGGTTTCACCCCGAATTGGACGTCAAGATCATCGAACTTGATGGTGACGCTACGCTGCTCGACAAGTCGCTGATGTTCGATTTGTCGCCGTTTGATGAAACCCTGTTTCTCGACGCTGATACCGTCGTAATGGGGCGGCTGGACTTCGGGTTTGAGAAGTCAGTCAAGCACGGCATTGCATGCTGCATCTGCGAATGCCCATGGGCGCGCAGGTTCGGCGGATTGTCCGGGGACATTGTTGAATACAACACGGGCGTGCTGTTCTTCACGAGGCAGGCGAAAGCCATTTTTGAAGGATGGAAGCATCACAGCAACGCGATCGACTCCTCGCTCACATTCCGCATCGATCAGACCCGCCGCGGCGTGATGCCATGTAACGATCAAGCTGGGTTTGCAAAAGCTGTGGACGATCTGGGGATAATCCCATTCATACTGCCAATGAACTGGAATCTACGGCCGAAGTGGCAGAGCAGTTTCTTCGGGCCGGTGAAGATCTGGCACGACTACGATGAGCCGCCAGCGGGTTTTGACGCGTGGAACGAGCAGCAGGGAATCGAGCAGAAGCACATCGAATTTACAAGCATCGATTGATCGTCGGGTGATTGGTCCATCGGTTGAGAAATTAACGGTAGCGGCGGTTGGAAGGCCGGCGACACCACAAAACAACAGGAGAACACGTGCAGGAAAAAAATCTGGATCAGGCTGAGAAATACGGAGCAACGGTACCGCTTCGATTGAATATGGGCGGGGGCAGTGTCCCGCTGGACGGGTTCATCAACATCGATCGGCACACTGGTGGCGAGGTTTATCCGGTCAAGCTGAAATTCGAGAAATCCGAATGGTCTGTTGAGGATGGCGAGGTCGATGAAATCTACGCCTCACACGTTCTTGAGCATTTCGACCACGTGACTGCGCCGCTGGTCATCAAGGAATGGGTCCGCGTTCTTAAACCCGGCGGCCGGATCCGCATCGCGGTGCCCGACTTCAAGGCCATTGCAGAGCGGTACCTGAAGGGCGAGGAATTGCCGATCGCGGGCTATGTGTGCGGCGGTCAGACCGATGAAAACGATTACCACAAGACAATCTTCGACGAGGAATACCTGGCTGATCTCATGACCAGCGCCGGCCTCGTAGACATCAAACCGTGGAAATCGGAACTTGACGACTGCGCGGCTCTGCCGATCAGTCTTAACCTGGAGGGCGACAAGCCGCTGGCCGTAACTGTCATTGATCGACCGATCAGGCGTGTCAAGATTCCCAAGACCGTCGCGATTATGAGCATGCCCCGTGTGGCAATCACCGCGAACATGTTCAGCGCGCTAAACGTGTGCTTCAATCGCGGGGTGCTGTTCGAGAAGGTCGAGGGCGTCTTCTGGGGACAATGCCTGACCCGCGGTATCGAGTCTCACCTGGAAGACGGAACGGAATGGATCGTCGTCGTCGACTATGACAGCGTTTTCACCGATGCGCAATTCGATGCTATGGCCGAGCTGATGATCACTCATCCCGAGGCCGACGCGATCGCACCGCTTCAGATCAAGCGCGACGACAACCATGCGCTGATGGGAGTCGTTAATCCGGATGGTTCTCCGCTCGAAACGGACACGGTTCCGCCCTCGTTTTTCGATTCTGAATTGACGCGATGCAAGTGGGCCCACTTCGGCCTGACGTTTATTCGGGTTTCGGCGCTGAAGCGGATGAAAAAGCCGTGGTTTGAGGAAAAGGCAGATCCAAACGGCAGCTGGAACGAAGGCCGGGTCGACTGCGATATCGCATTCTGGTCGAATTTCGTTGAGTCCGGGAACAAACTCTATCTGGCAAACAAGGTTCCACTCGGGCACGCCCAGCTGGTCTACACCTGGCCGCGGGAGGATTTCAAGGCGACACACCAGTACAGCGGCGATTACATCAAGGTTGGGATTCCCGAGAAGGTGCGCGGCGGAAAGCGATTCGCCCGAAAGATGAAGTAGCGCACGGGCGCGACCGAAGACGGGCGGGTCAGCTATTGGATTTTACGAAGGACTGAACATGCATCTGAAGTGTATTGAGCCATTTGGGATGAGTGCGCCGGGCGATGACATGCCTGATGTTCCAGAGGGCGTAGCGCTCGAGCTGATCCGCGCCGGCAAGGCAGTGAAGTACGAGCCGACGACTGCGGTGCACGATCCTGCTGAAGCGGAACGGATCTGGCCGGCGATTGCCGAGGATGGGGATGACGAACCGCTGCCTGGCGACGCGGCAGACCCCGATCCGGGCGATGCTGAAAAATCCGTGTCGTCGGTCCATCCGAAAAACAAGGCCGTGAAACGACGAGCCGTAACGCGGAAGAGTGATGGACATTGAAAATCTCGGCCCGGTCGGGCCCGGCGACGTGCTGATTCTCCGCGGAATTGAAGATTTCGGCGACGATCAGCGCGAAGCATTTTCGGAACTGACCAAGCACACCGAATGTGTCGCCATCGTGCTTTTCGGCGACGCTACGGTTGAGAAACTCGACGAGCATCAAATGAATGCGGCGGGGTGGTACAGGAAGGTGCCTGATGGCAAATGATGACAACAGGGTCGCCAAGCTGCGAATCAGCTGGGAGTTAATCCGGGACGCACTGGGATTACCAAGCGACACGCAGCTCCTGGCAGTTGAAACGTCTAGCGAGTTTATTCGTGATTCGACATGAGGAACTGAATCCCGTTGAGCGCGGTAATCTGATACCCAATGTTCTGGCCAGGATGTCTACGATCCCCGCGCAGCCGGCGAAGGTGCTGTTTGATCGATGGCAGCAGCCGGATATCGTCGGGTAAATCCGGAGTGAGTCGATCGATAAAAGAAACGCGAAGAGCGTAAATCGCTGGCGGAACACTAGAGCCGCGGGTCTAATAACTGAATGTCATTCTGCTGGTATTGCTATTGGGGATGGCCGAAGCCGGTTTACGATATATATGCCGAGGCGGTGCGACGCCTGGGAGGGAGTGGGTCGGCCCTTGAAACAGGACCTTCCCACGCGGTATGGGCTGATGAAAATTTCGATCTTGCCGAATCCAGCCTTCAGCGATTCGATGATTACGACGGCAATTACTCCGACGAAACCTTAAATGTGGTGCGCTGGTCACTCGAAGAACTCGCAAAGGTACCATTGTCCGTACGATGTCCAGAGCCAGAAGGGCACCAGAATACCGATGGCGCTGAGCCTAAAGACTGGCCACCACCAAACGATGCCGTGATGATCAACAAGGATGGTTCGGTCAGGTGGCCTGAGCCAAAGTCTGAACCCTTACCTCTAAAAAGATTCGCGCTGTTTGGCGGGGATAGATATTATCCCAATGGCGGATGGAACGATCTGGTGATGACGAGTGACTTGTTGACCGATGTCACGCCGAGCGTTGAACAGGGCAACGCGTACGATGCCGTTAACGGCGGGATCCACCGAAGCCAACACTTCGCGCTTGGCGGCCAAAGTTTAGATTGGTGGCAGATCATAGATCTGACAACAGGCGAAAAACTGTTGAGCGGCGGATTTTACACTGACGATGACTCGAGCGATTTGTCTGTCAACCTGAATCCGGTATGCCTGAAAGAACCGCCACCTCAAAAGCCAACCGGTCTGCGAAACGTCATCGTCAACAATCCCGCTGATGGGGTTCCAGTCAGCGTAGATGGTGTGACAATCGGTATGGCAGATCAAGTCAGCTTTTAAGACAGCACCGAACCCATGCAGATCCTGTTACCGCAACACGTCGGGAACGGCATGGCATACGAAATCAAGACATGATCACCGACATAAAAAACGTCAGGGGTCTGATCGAATTCCTTGAGCAGCTTGATGGTGACAGTCGCGTGTTTATCGCAGCCGCCTCTGCCACACACCGGTCGCGCGGAATTGGACATGTCCGGATGGAATTGTCGGACATCAGGCGTTCTCACCAAGTCGCCCAGCACTCCGCGACTTCTCCCGCAGACGTAAACGACCAGCCGAACACCCGCGACCATATCCGCGCAAACCACCGAGCCCGCGCTGTCACCGTGCATTTAGTCATCGCGACAACATAACTCATGCCCCGCCAGCTAAAAATCACCACAACGCCAGGATCGACAGCTTACGCTGTCGTGTACCGACTGGTTGACGGTCTGTATTTCAATGGAACCACGTTCGAGCAGTACGTTGACGCGGACTGGGCCTCCTACGCCATCGCCATGGCAGATTCGACCGGCGCGGGCGACTATGTTGGCTCGCTGCCCGGAGCGTTCCCGACGACGCTGGATAGCTACCGGGTCGCTTATTACCTGCAGGCCGCGGGGTCTCCGGCCTATTCTGATCAGGCGTTGTTCGGGCAGGATCTTGTTTACACGACACCGACGGTCACCGTCAGTAGCGTATACGCACTGACAACGCTCGCCAGTGTGAAACAGCAACTGATCCTGCAAGGAACGGCGATGGACGCCCAGCTGGTGAAACTGATCAACGCATCATCCGATGCTGTCGAAAGAATCTGCGGTCGAAAGTTTTTCGCCCGCGACTACAGCCAGCACTTTGACAGCAACAACCAGCTTCGGCTGATGCTGAAGAATCCACCGATCAACAGCGTCTATCGGGTTGCCTACGGTGCGCAGCCAGCGATGTATGTCACATACAACGGGACGGACATTCGTTCTAACGCCGGCATCATCAAGGCCACCAGCAGCAGCCCCGACGCCGGTGGGTCGATGGCACTTTCGCTGACCTCCATGTCGGCGGCGGGTGTTCGGTCCAGCAATGTGCTGAGCTTTGCGAAATACCCAACCTGTAGCACGCTGATCGCCGCGGTGAACGCGATCGCCGGTTGGACAGCGGTGCTGAGTAACGTCAACGTGCCCACCGCCGAACTCTATCCGACCGGTGGTCAGGATGCGGGTGGCCGACAGGTGTTTCTGAACTATCCGCTGTTTGGAACGCCGGAATATTACGTCGACTACAACACCGGAATTTTGCAGTATCGCCGCGGAAGTATCTGGCCGAATGAAAACGGCTGGCACAATGAGATTCTCGCCACTCGCATGCCGCGAGGATTCCAGCAGATGTTTGTCCACTACAACGCTGGCTGGACAACGATTCCAAGCGAAGTCGATCAGAAGTGCTGCGAGATCGTTCAGGACACTTACAACCAGTCGCTGTCGGACACCACAAAGCAATCGGTGCGAATGGGCGAAGGCGGTTACACCAATTTCAGCCTGTCCGATCAGCAGAAGTCGGGGATTCGACGCGATCTAAGCCAATACGTGCTTGAGAACACAATGATTGCCGGGGGCACCCGTTCGTAAGTCCGCTTAACGCAGCCCGACAACTCCCCTTGGATAACCCATGTCATTTACTGCGATATTAGACCGTTATGCAACCTTGAGCCGCCAGGTGGTCACAAAAGGCACATCGGGCGAAGACGTTAAGACGTTCAACAATGCTCTGGCGCAGATCAAGATCGCGATCGTCCCGGTTAGCGCGAAAATCAGAAATGAATACGCGGTGATCGACCAGGTTGTCACTCACAAGATCATCACGACAACCAATCTGGACACGGCAACATCCCTGCTCGGCGGTCCGCTGGGCGGCGCCAAGATCGGCGATCGATGGAATGATGGCCGTAACACGTATCTCGTTCAGGACTACTACGCAGAAGAAAATTTTACGATCTCCCGCGAAGGGCTTTACGTTTCTGTTTGCCAATTGATCCGGCCGTAGTTTTCTCCTGATCTCGCCGCGGTCGACGAACCCGGTCACGAATCGCTCACGCCGATAAAGAAATAACCCATGCCACAGACAACAACCTGGATTGGCGGAAGTACCTCCGTCGCCGAAGTCATCACGATCACGCCCGGTGGAACCATGACAACCGGCGACGTCAACAACTTGCCGGTCACCGATGAGGGAGGCAACACGATTGCGACGATCTCGTTCACGACGACAGGGACTACAACCGCCGCGGCCATCAGTGCGGGACTGATCGCAGCATGGAACGCTAACGCCACGACGGCGGCGCTCGCCACAGCCTCCGGATCATCTACAGTGGTGTTGACCGCTTTGAATGCGGGCGTCCCTTTTTATGTTTCCAGCTCTGTCACCGGTGTAGGCACACTGAGCAAGACAGTCACCACCGCGAACGTGGGTCCCAACGATTGGGCGACCGCCGCCAACTGGTCGACCGGTGTCGTGCCCGGGAATGGCGACACGGTGTACATCAATGAATTGGCGAAGGCCCCGATTCTTTATGGTTTGAATCAGCAGGCTACCGGGCTGACGATTTACTCTGCGGTCGGAAAATCAGTACAGATTGGTTCAGCATCGTTCGGCCTGAATCCCGGTTCCGGGACCACGGTGTATGAAGGCACCCCGTCAACCACCGGCTCGGCTGCGGGGCCCTCCCGCATCAAATACACAGCTGGCACCAACGCAGTTACGTTTTACGTGCTCGCTGGTCCTACAACCGCATCGGCGGATGTTGGTCGTCAGCCCCTGCAAATAAGCGGCGGGGCTAGCGGCACCAAAATCTATGTCACCGGAAACAACAGCGGAAATAATCCGCCGAAACTTGATGTCGGCATGTCGGCTGGGCAGACAGGCACTGTCGACGAAATAGACGTGTCCGGACCCAATGCGGTAGTAAATGTCGGCAGCGGAATCACGCTGGCAAAGTTTCAGGCATCGGCTGGTGTATCGGTCATTAACTGCGCGATCACGACATCCTTGTCGACGACGACGTCGGCCAATGTGACGATGGCCGGTGCGGGATTGGTAGCAACGGCCACGGTAGGTGGGATCGTTACATTCAACAACCGAAATGGTGGAACGATCGTCACGACACTGAACGTGCTGGCGAATGGGACGGCCGATTTTAGCCCGAACCAGGCTTCGGCGACGGTTGTCACCCTGAATCACTATGCCGGTGGAGTAGTGAAGACCAATCCGTCAAATCCAGGCCATATCGCGTTCACGACGGTAAATCGGGTTGGCGGCGGCACTCTCACCTTGTCCTGAAAGATGTCTTTGACTTGGAACGATAAGGTTGTCGACAAGCTAATCGCTCAATTCGGTCGGCGCGTCGAGGCTGCCGGCATACACCTGAAGAATGCCGTCAAGGAAAACGTTTCGACGCCATCCCGAACAGTCTCATTCGTAACCACAAAATCAGGTAAGAAGAGAAAAGTACTCGGACCGCGCGGCAGCAACCGGAGTCAGCCAGACGAATATTTCCACAAGGACAGCGGGTTTACGCGGGCCCATATCGCATCCGATTACGACCCTGAAAAGCTGAAGTCCCGCGTGGGTTCACCCTACAAGGTGCTTCGATACCTCGAACTAGGCACATCGAAAATGGCACCGCGCAAGGGCCTTCGCGCGACGCTTGACGAAGAGAAACAGAACATTCTCGAAATCATCCGCACGGGCAACACGGTCCAGCCTTCCGCAGCGGCTGAATAATCAATGAATCTTTTGAGTCCATTTATCAAGGCACTTGTGCCAGCGATGAACACCGCAGCGTCGACAGTGTTCACAGGTGGAATCCATCAGGACAAACCGCCGGCGGGGACCCTGCCTGCGACACCCTATCTCGTATTTAGCGTGATCAGCACTCCTCGCGAGCTGAAATACGGCGGTGTTCAGCGCGCGACTGCCAGGGTCCAGTTTTCTGGCTACGGCAACGTCTATGCAAACGTCGACGCGGCGATGACGCAGCTGACGACTGCACTCGAAGACACCGTTTTTCAGATGACCACAGGCCACAACGTCAACGCTCAGCAGATCGCTGAAGTTGTCCCACGCAAAGAAGAAGTGACGGACGCCAACGGAAACGACGTTTGGCAATTCACCGTTGACTACCTTTACACACTCGCTCCATGACTGGAGCAGAAGTCGAGCACATCATGTTCCACGTTCGAGCACGCAGCACAAATGGCCAGGTGCATCATCTCACAGTAAGCGCTGGTGCAAGTTCACAGGCCGAAGCAGAGAAAGCTGTCACTGGTCTCGGCTATGAAGTCTTGCAGCCAGATCCAGTATCAATTTCAACTGATTCGTCCGTGACGCCTGTGCCCGAGGGAGAAGACAAATGATTGTTCCGGGTTCCATATACACAACGCCGGTCGACCATCCATTCAGCTGGTACGCTATCGTGAAAGAGCGAGACACCGGTAAGCAGTGGACTTACTGGTTCAATGGCGGTTCGCCGACTCGCGAAAGCGTGGCCCTACATATAGCCACTTACTATCGCAACGTCGATGTGATCACCATTGACCGCTGCATGAAAATGCCAGAACGCATGCTCCAACCCGTTCCCGCCTCGCACTTTCAGCTGGGTATATTCAAGGCAGTAGAAGCCGCACTCGGATCAAAAATCCCCTTGCTTAGTCGCAAAACCATCAACCGATCAACTATTCCCCGGGCAACAATTGCTCGTCGCTGAATACTCACCCCCTCACTCCTCAGGAGTTTCTCATGTCAAGTTCGATGATTCCCCGCAATGGCGCGGTTGCAGTAGGCTCGCTCGCCATGGATTTCAACACGTTTGAAATCGAGGTTAAGCAAACCGTCGAGACGGTAACCCCGTACGGCACCAATCAGAACACGAAAAATGCGGCATCGGCTACTCCCGATATCAGCATCAATGTAGGCGCGTTCGCCTTGGCGCACGGTACTAATACGCCCCTTGCAATGCCTCTGCTCGGAGGTACCAGCGCTTCGGTTGCCACAAACACCAGCATCCTGACCGGCATCGGCACCGGCGCAACGTCCACCTTCACGCTCGACACCGGTTGCACCGAATCCGGAAACGTGATCTGCGAATCGATGAAGATGAGCCATGGGCGAATGAAAGGTGCTATTCCCGTTGCTCTGTCGCTTCGAAATCAGGCAGACTTCACCGAAGTGTGGGCCACGTCAGCGGTAGATAGCCGAATCGCTTACCAAATGAACAGCCCGCAGGCCGCAGACGCGATGGTCCGCAAGTCGCGTCGTCGGCACCTGTTCTGGGGCGAACGCGCCGCGGTCTGACACCGACAAATCGTCCCGGGGCGCGTTAAATGCGCGCCCCGGGGAATTGTTTATCAAGGGGATCATTTCTTTGAGGAAGTTACATGTCCGAAGTAGATGCATCGCATTCGCCAATCATAACGCGAGACGGCTTGGCGTTTGCCAAATTCAGTCCCAGGGACCGCGCTGCGGTTCTCAAAGATCTTCGCAAGCAACGCCGTGATCTGAAAATCGCCAACCTGAATGCCGCGGCGGTTAAGTCCGAACAGATTTACGCCGAGCTGGAGGCGTTTGACGACGAACCGAAATACGGCTCCGCCGAGTTCGTCGCACACATCAACAGCGACGAGGGCAGAGCTGAGGCGCTCGAGCGTTCGTATTTGAAGGCAAACCCCGGGGGGAACGTTGCCGCACTGGATAGCTTGAACATGACCGACGGCGAATCACTTGCGCTGGTTGCAGAAATATGCAACCTCACAATGAAGTCTCCGGATCTGAATGAAAGCGAGGGTATTCAAAACCCTACGGAGGCGGCTCCCCTTCGGGGATACGGGACATAGAGGATGATCCGTATTCGCTGATCGAGGCGGGCAAGATCCACCGCTGGTTTCCGTGGCTGGGCGATCCTTGGGAGATGCCGCTGGACATGTTTGACGAGTGTCGAATCGATGTGGGCGAACTAGAAGCCTGGCAGCGAGGCGATAGCGCCAGCGGTATGGACAAAGTGATACGTGATCAGCAGCGTTACATGAGAAAGATGAATCGCAGGTAAGCCGCGTCAGCAACGGCGCGGCTATTTTTTATGGGCTTTAAAGCAACCATCACCGAAGTCGTCAACCAAGGATTCTACGTCGCCACCCGCACCAGCCAGCAATACCGGCGCGTCTGGCTCGTCGAAGGACTTCCTCCCAACTGGGGATATATATCGCTACAGGGCGCGACCGATCCCGCGTCAGGGATAACGATCCCAACGATCGGCGATTTGCTGACGGGAGTACCAAATACCAATTTGATCTTCCCGATTACATGTAGCAACGTTCGGGGCGAGCCATTCCCTCGCGATTCCAAAACGTCCGCACACGCAATCGTTGATTTCACTACACCAGACGGCGGCGGCGACCCAAACATCACCGTCATCGAGATAGGAGACAGCAACGGCAACACAACGATGCAGTACAACGCCCAGACCGGGCAAGTGCTGTCTGTCAGCTACCAAGCCGATGCCGGTGCGAGCGGCATTCTGCCACCACTACAGAATGACGTAGTGGCAATTCCGGTTCTGAGTCCGAACACCATCCTGCGGTTTACGAAAACGTTCACTTCATGCCCGCTTGCGCTGAGCATTCAGTATCGAAGAAAACTGAATGCGACCACATGGCAAGGCTGCCCGCCGTCAACAGTGCTTTGCCGCGGGTTCAGTGCAATTTCAACGCTCGGTGGCGCTGCGTTTCGCGGAACGCTGGCGTTCGAGATCGCGCCGCCGGTTCCAACCGGTTCTCCGGCAGCAAAATATGGATTTGGCCCGTGGACGCGGGTTGAGTTTTTCAGAGATCACATCAGCGGTCAGATTCCGCCTGATATTTTGGCGAAATATGTTGCCGGGACATTCCCGGGCCCATTTGACGGGAGCACAGGAATTCTTGTGGCCAATCCGTACGCGACGGCTGAATTCAATGCACTGGGTCTGCCAACGGTTGCGTCGTAGGGGATTCAGCGGACGACGGCGGCAATCCTGGGGTAGTTCGAACATAAGGCTCCAGCTTCAGCTGTGCCGACACCTGTTGAACCGCCTGCACAAACCGGCCATCAACTTCGATGTATCGATCATGCTGCGATTTCTGTTCCTCTGAAAGCTGTGCGACATCGACTTCCATGTTGCGATAATGGCCGCGAAGCATCGCCCGCCGATGCTGATGCACCTTCAAGTGGTTGTACTGCGATGCCTCTGCATCGGTTAGAAGTTTGATCCCCTTCTTATGCGTAACGACGGTGATGTTCCTGCCGGCGTTCCGCAGGTCGCGGGATAACCGCTGCTGTACTGCCATCAGCTTCAACGCGTAAGACTCTGTGTTTCGACGAACGCCAACGATCTTCTCGATTTGATTTACCGGGATCAGATCGCCTTTGTTCAGTTTGTCGAGGTCGAATGGATAACGATTTGCTTCACTCATAACTGTCTCCTGATAACTGTCCCCTAAGGGACCCTTGGATTGCCATTCCGTGCAACGCCCCGCCGCGCCAAGCCGCGCCTGGCCGTGCCTTGCCCGACATTGAATCATCACACAATCTCAAACCGCCCAAACTTGGGCGTGTAATTTCCGAGCCCGATGATGCGGCCGGCGGTGGTCACCGCATCGATAACGTTTGACTCGTTGAGCAAATCAGGCAGGTAGTCGATGGTGAATTTCAGTGACCATGACCGGAAGATCGGACGTGTTCGGATGACCGTCGATGTCCCGATCTTAACTCCGCGACGGTCAACGAAACGCTTGTCTTTCCAGAGATCTTCAACGGTTTTTGGTCCGTCATATTCAATGATCCACAACCCGTCAGAAATGACGCCAGCCTTGAACGGCTCGCCAAGCTTTTGTTTCTTTCCGGCCTCCACCAGCATTGATTCCAAATTCCCACCAGGAATCACCGGACGAATCTTCTCGTCCAGATATAGGCCGCCGAAGAACTCGATTTTTCCCAAAGCTTCGTAATCGTCGTCGGTCTTTTTTCGCTTGCCGCTTATCGCCTTCATATCTCTGGCGTACTTGTTGAGCGGATCAGCAAGCTGACCGTTGTGAACGAGAAGAGGGGATACGCCGCGAATGTGAAACTTCAGATTCTTGTACATGATCGAAACTCCTAAAAATGTTCTGCGTCCGAAGACGCCCTTGGTTGGCCTTGCCTCGCCCGGCCTAGCCCAGCCATGTCGCGCCGAGCCCTGCTATGCCAGGCCGCGCTGGGACACGCATTGCGAGTATTAAAAGTCCCCGCGTGCAGGTTGTTACCCGTCGATGAGGACGCGCTGCACGGGGGACGAGGATCGTTGTGTCGTTGGGGTTCCGACGGGTAACAGCATTCCCATCGTCGAACCCCCGGCTAAAACTTAACGTCTCTTGAATAAAAATTTCGTAGCTGCTGTAACCTGCGTTCCAGTCACGCCTTGGCGCTAACCGCCGCTTGCGCTCGCACCGCAAGCTCTCCCGCAGGGAACATCACGCGGTACATCGCCAGCAGCGATTCAGCCGACCACCCGGTGCGGTCGGCGGCTTGCTCAATGTCCAACAGCGGGTATCCGCCTTCGCTGTACGCGATCCCGCAATAAGTCATCGCCGGCGGTTCGGGAACTGGCTCGGCACCCACGATCCTGAATTTGGCATCGGGAATCATCAGCGATGTTTCGGCTATGATGTTGGCGAAGAGCTTCCGATCGGCCATCCGGGGATGCTTAGCTCGGGCGCTGGCGATAATTTCTTCGCGCCGAACTCGGCTGTCGATGCCCATGTCGATCAGCCGCATGTGCAGACCCATGGTTGTGCTGGGCGTATCTTCGGTGATTGGTGCGTTCATTGGTGTTCTCCGTTCGATTGTCAGGGTCGACTACTCATTCCGCGCTCGGCGATTTCCGTTTCGCCCGGACCGGCGCGATCAGCGGCTTGCGACCGACTTCAGCGGCGTTGATGTCGTAACAGCGCTGTAGTTCGGCGGCCGTGATCTTCCGGTGTGCGTATCGGAGGTAATCGCGGCCATCGGCTTCGGATAGCTTGTTGATGACCAGATACAGGGCTGCGCGGCGCAGCGGTATCCTGTGCTTCTTGGCGACCTGCGTGGCGGTAATCGTGAATTGTTTGACGTCGTCCATTGTGGTTCTCCGTTCGGTTTAATCGCGAAAGGGCCGGTCGGCATTCCCGGCCCGAATAACTCATCCAGCGAAATCAGAGTTGAACCAGTCGCCGTCGTACACGTCGATGCGGCTGAACTTCACCGGTGCAGGCGCTGCGATGACTTCAGCCGCGAGTGCCTTGCCAACGATGTCGACAACCGAAGTGCAGAGGCATCGGTCGCAGAGCTGGACGTGTTGGCCGGCGATAACGTTGCCATCGGTCTCCAGATCGCAGTTGAAGCACTTGCCATCGTTCACGGCTGATTCGACTTCGGCGCGAATCGCCGAAGCTTGGCGCTGTGCGGCGTCGAGCCGTTGCTGGTCTTCTGCGGTCCAGAAGGGGGCTTCCGGAAGGTGTGAGATCCGGCGGGGTTGAATGGACGGGCGGTCGTTCGTTACAGTGCACATATCGGAATCCGTTTTGGCGGTTTCTGGTCGGTCGCCCGGTGTTATCAGCACGCGGGCGACACTTGTTTCACCAGCACGTTGCTGGGTGATGCGAATAAGTGTATCGCGAATAATCGCATCGTCAAGAGTAAATGTGCAAATTAATTGATCGCATTAAATCGCTTGCTATACTGGGGTGATGGCAGAAAAGAAGAAACGATCTCGCGGTCGCCCAAAGAGCGATCTTAAGATGAAGAGCCAGCTCAACGTCCGCGTTGATGACGAGATGCGTGAAGCAATCGACGCCTACCGCGAGAAGTACGGGGTCGAGTACAATCTGCGAGAAGTGTCAGACGCCGTCCGCCACATGCTCGGCCGCACTTTGCGATCTGAGGGGATGCTGAAATAAACCGACATGCCGCCGATCGAACTCTTTCAACTTCTTGAGCGGGCGAGCATAAGCGGTTCACGTTCCACTGTTTTGAATCCGCTATTGCGGATTGTCGCCGCGATTGGATCGATCGCCGTCGCGATCATCTACGCAAAAGGGCCAACTTGGTTACTTGTCATTATCGCGATCGCGTTCTCGCTGGTCGTGGCTATGTCGCTTGTCTTTTACGTTTTGTATGCCTTGAAATCGCCTGACCTGCTGCGATCCGAACGATGTTGTGGCTGATCATATTTTACGAATGGATAACGCTTGGCGGATGATCCTTTGGCAGCAGCCGGTGGGCGACGGCGAATTTCTCGCGTCTACGGCCGAATTTCCCAACGTCACCGCGAACGCAAAGACGGCAGATGCCTGCGTGAAACAGCTTCGCGCCTCTATCGCCGAGACGATCATTCACGCCATTGAGCGTGGGATGAAGTTTCCGGGTCGTGATCAGGGTGCCCTTGGCTGAAAAGTCTGATCTTGAAAAATCCCACCAGAAAAAGAACAACAACGACTATCACCACGATCACCAGCGCCCTGATCCAAAAAAGAATCTTGACTGAATGCGGGCTTGGCGACAGACGGTGCGCGGTCTTAGACCGCTGAAGCACTTTCGGAATTTCGTTCGTGTAAAGCTCGATGCTGACAACTGAAACGCCCTGTTCGTCTGCCCATGATCTGGCATCCGCGCTAGACGGAAAATTTACGATGCGAACAACGTCTTCGCCAGTGTCCTTCAGGACTCCCTCGATTATCCATTCCGGCATTCGGTCGATGATGGCCAGAGACGTCTAAAAACTCAATAGGAAAATTATGCCTGACGAATTAACGGGATCAGAACAAGAACTCGGCGGCGTCGTTGTTGTCATTTCCGCAGACGTGAGCGGATTAAAAGCCGCAGATCAGCAGGCGAAAGAGATTGCCAAGGGTATCGATGCCACCAAAGCAAACATTAAGGTCGACGCGGACACCACCGCCGTCGGCCCGAAAATCGCCGCCGCCAAACAGCAGATCGTTGCAGCCGGCGGATCAATCCGTCTCGCTCCTGTCGTAGATACCAAAGCATTCGAGCGGGCGGCATCGACAATTCAGAACACCAACATCCGTCTCGCTCCTGTCGACACCAAAGCGGTGGTCGAAAGCGTATCTCAGCTGAAGGCGCAGGTAAGCAACACTGTCCTTACGCCTCGATTTACACCGTTCGAAGCGTCACTCCGCAAAGAAATGGCGAGCGCAATTCGCTCGATGAAGCACCAAGCGGAAACGGCCAATATCAACGTTGAAGTAAAGAAGCGGCTATTTGGAGATAGTTCTTCGCCGAGTTCGGAGGAGATTGGCGAAGATTTGAATAAAACCAAAGACACCGACAGAGATCGCATGAGCGGGCGCCGTGGGCGCAACGGTTCTAGTGGATCAGGAGGTGGCGGACAACGGGGCGGCGGTTTCGGTGGCGCTGATGATGACGGAATTAACCCTCGCCGTGATTTGTTCTCCGCCCGCGGCTTAGGTCCATTGGTCGGCGGCGTTACATCGTTGATTGCCGCCGAAAAGTTATACTCGATGACCCTTGAGGCGCAACAGTCTTATCTGACTGAGCATCATCCCGAAGACATCTTGCGACAACTGAGCCGCCCGGGAGAACTGCATGATCTGCAAAGCGACGTCGGCATGCAGCAGGCGGCGCAGCGCCTTGCATCAGCTAAAGCGATCGCCAGCGCGCCGAATATCGTTAACTACGTTCCGTTTCTCGGAGGACTGATTGAGCGTGAAAATCAGCAGAGGGTGGTTAGAGCCGACAAGGGCATGGAGGCTAGACAAGTAGCCTTGCAAATGAGTGATGAGGCGGAGTCTGAAAGGGTGGCTACTCAAGGGACTGCTGGAGACGGCTTGCGGCTGGAGATTGATCGACGCGACCGACGAAATCAATCCATTCTTCAAGCGAATCCAAACGCGCTCACCGCCAGCGACCAGCGAGCGATTTGGAATCAAGATCGTACTGATGCCGCTCAGGCGGATCGGCTAGACGCAGCTCGGGATATCACCAACTCGCTAAACGAAAAAATAAACACGCAGCAGCGGTCTGCGATTCAGGCCAAAGGTCTAAATCTACAGTCATCAGAGCAATACGTTATCGCCCGTAGCGCGCAGAGGCTGGAGTTGCAGGCAAGATATACCGCAGAAGAGGCTGCCATCAAAAACGATCCCGAACGCAAACAGAGATCTTCTGTCGATGCCTCGGCTATTGATTTGTTTGACCAAGAAACCGGCGTCGAATATGGCTACCAACAACGTGCGGAGCGACACATCGTGAGCGG